AAAAATATTAAAACTAAACTAAACAAGACATACAAAGATTGCGAACTTCTACTTCTACTCACTTTCAGTCACCTCGACAGTCAGCTTTAACTTGTAGAAACAACCAGCAAGCAGTTCTAAAGACCAATATTTAAGGAGCAATGGCAGCAGTAGCAATGTCAACAACACTTCCCAAGGTCATTTTTCCAATTGAAGTTGAGAGCATCGGGAAGTACGGAGGAGTAAACTTTATATTTGGAAGTTTTACTACTGAGGAAACTTCTGCGAAGATCACTAAACCCACTGCACATGTAGCAAGAGTTATGAAGTATGAGAAGGACCGAGCATTTTCTAAAGCCCAACTTGAAGCTTATGAAGAGGTTCAAAACAAATTTGAAACAGAATGTGACACACTTGGCTTCAAGCCACATGTAAGTGAAATGTCACGCCTTGTTAAGGGGAAAAACGGAACGAAGTACCTGAAGGAATATTCAGCACGGTTTAAAAAGGAATGTGCGATTCGTGAGAAGAATCTGCGTGAAGAAATTGATTGGTTTAAAAATCACGAACCATTCCTTGTAGACAAAATTAAGTTCGAAAGTGATGACAGAGAGGCACACATAGAGGCTGGAGAAACAAAGAAAGTCTTCTTCACTCGAAGTAAAAGAGTGCGACATGGAATTAAACGCACTCATCTTTCCCAAGAACAAGTGCAATCACTGATATCATCAGTGATTAAAATAACTCCAATGAACTGTGTTATTGAACTTAAGCACAAAGGGGCGCCATCAGTACTTACTAAACAATATTTTAAAGGAAGGCGCATTTTGAAAGTCCAAACACAACATGAGAAAGGAGAACATAAGGTGTTTGATTACGTTGAAAACACACGAGCAATAGCATCACTTCAAACGTTTCCGGACACTTTCTGGCGTGGTAAACCACTTCATGAGCGACAGATCACACGAGGCTGTAGTGGCTTTATAATCAGTAGAGCTTTCTTAAATGGATACTACTATTGTACAGGCACACACATGATAGTGCGAGGGCGCCATAAAAATCTGTTATGTGATTCTGCAAGTTATCTACCAGCTTCATACTTAAACGAAATCACCCATTATTCAGTTGCTGAGACATTTTGGAAAGGTTTCGATGAAGGTTTTCGAACTAATCGGCACATACCACAAATTCATGAAGGAAAGAATACATTACCGGTTGTTGAAGTTGGTAAAGTTGCAGGTATCGTTTGTCAATCACTGTACCCCTGTCGTAGGATCACATGTACAGAGTGCGCAGCAAAACATCTGCAAGCTAGTGAAGTTGAAGCACGGAACGAATTAACACAAACGCTTAGCATCGGTGCCAGGAAAATTCGAGAAGAGCATCCTGACTTTGAACATGTTGCAAACTCATTAAAGAAAATAGAACACCTTATATCTCTGAGAAATGACAACAGAGAAGCGAGCGGAAAAATCCAGTTCTTAATTGGAGAGAGGACTGAAGCTCCGTTTACACACATCTTAAGTATCAATGAGTGTTTATTGAGAGGCACAAAGAACACAAGCACAGACTTCTCACGTGCAACTGATCACCTTCTCGAATTAGCCCGTTGGATGCGTAATCGAACAGAAAATATCAGGAAAGGTTCCATTGAAAACTTCAGGAATAAAATCTCTGGTAAAGCACACATCAACCCTTCATTAATGTGCGACAATCAACTAGATTCAAATGGAAATTTCAAATGGGGAAGAAGGGGTTATCACGCCAAACGATTCTTTTCAAATTACTTTGATCTGATTGAACCAGAGCACGGCTATGAAAAGTTCAAAGAACGGAAACACCCACATGGAATCAGAAAGTTGGCAATTGGAAATTTGATTTTATCAACAAGTTTCGATGTGCTACGCACTCAACTTGAAGGTGAAAGCATTGAACGACTTCCAGTCACAATTCAATGTGTTAGCAAGCGACATGAATCATTTGTATACCCTTGCTGTTGTGTGACTTATGATGATGGAACTCCAGTGTATTCAACGGTCAAAACACCAACGCGAAACCATCTAGTAATTGGAACAACAGGAGACTCGAAATATCTTGACTTGCCAACAGAAATAAGTGAGAAGTTGTACATAGCAAAGGAAGGTTATTGTTATATAAACATATTTCTTGCTATGTTAGTTGAAGTTGATGAAGACGAAGCCAAAGATTACACGAAATGGGTGCGTGATGTTGTAGCAACTCAGTTGGGCCAATGGCCAACAATGTCAGATATAGCACTAGCATGTTACCAATTATCTGTTTTGTTCCCTTCGACACGATGTGCAGAGCTACCACGCATACTTGTTGATCATGCGACGAAAACGATGCATGTCATTGATTCTTATGGGTCTTTGACAACTGGATATCATATTCTGAAGGCACAAACAGTTAGCCAGTTAATCGATTTTGCGCATGATACGCTAGAGTCTGAGATGAAACATTACAGAGTAGGGGGAATAATGAACGCTACGACAGTCAATGCGGAAACAATCAAGCTACTCATTAAAGCAGTGTATCGGCCAAAAATTTTAAAAGAAATCATTGAAAATGAACCATACATACTCACTTTGTGCATTGTTTCGCCAGCTATAATGCGTGAGATGTATCGCAACGGAGCATTTAAACTTGCGCTGTTATCTCAAGTAAAATGTGACATGAATATTAAATTGTTATCATCATTATTGGAGAGTCTTTCTTTGAAAGTCACACGAGCCCAGCAATATATTGAGCAAATGGCCATAATCAATAAGGATGTGCATGTTATTAGAGATGTGCTAAGCAATGGAAGTATGTTAAATCACTCTAGAAGCCAAGCTTTGAGATATGTTGAGACAATTATAGCCATGCAACAGATGAATCAGAATTTGCTCCGTGATGGATATTACACAACTCAATCGATCCAGAATTCACTAACTGAAAAAATTTATGTAGAGGAATTGAAGGCTTCATGGCGAGAACTTACATTGTCGGAAAAATTATTGTCAACTTGTCGGTCCTTGCAAGTGTGCGAACGATTTGGAAGAAAGTGCAGAGAAGAAAGACAAGAAACCTTACGCAATGTCTCGAAATCTGTCACGCAATACTTGTGCGGAGGCCTTACAAAGATGAAGACTGGTGTTAAAGTCTCAACGGAGAAATGCACATACAAAGTTGTTAGCATGTCATTGAGAACAGTTGGGGGTGCGTTTAACATTCTAAACTACGTCACACCTGAATTTCTCCGAACCGCAAGAGTTGTCGCAATATTGAGTCTTTTTCTCTCAGTGTTCAGCAAACTTCAGCGTATTGTAAACGAGCAATTACATCAACGAGCACTTCTTAGAGATGTTCAGTTAGCAACTAATTGGAAGAAAATTGAGACACACTATGAGACGCTTACAAAGAAGTTGCAAAACACACCGACAATTGATGAATTTGCACAATATCTGAAGGAATCGAACGCAGAACTTTACAAGGAATTTGTGGAAGTTTATGAGCAACTCCCAGTTGAACACCAAGCCAAAAGAGAGAGTGAGCAACGTCTGGAACAAATTATTGCATTCATAGCTTTGGTAATGATGGTATTTGATAATGAACGAAGCGACTGCGTCTACAAAGTGTTAAACAAATTAAAGAATTTAATGAACACAGCAGAACCAGTAGCACATCAAAGCTTGGATGATATCATACCAATTTTTGAGAAGGAGCAATTAATTGATTTTGAGTTGGACACACATGACTCAATATCATATGCATATAAATCATCAACATTCTCAAAATGGTGGGATAATCAGTTACAAATGAATCATGTGATTCCACATTATCGCAATGAAGGTCATTTTATGGGATTCACTAGGAGTGGTGCTGCCGGAACCGCATCAGAAATTGCATGTTCAGATCACAAAGACATATTGTTGCGCGGTGCAGTTGGATCGGGTAAATCAACAAGCTTACCATTTTTATTATCAAAACATGGTCACGTATTACTTGTCGAACCAACACGGCCATTGGTTGAGAATGTTTACACGCAGTTAAGAGGCGCTCCATTTCACGCAAGCCCTACTATGATGATGAGACACGCAACATCATTTGGCTCACCACCGGTAACAATCATGACGAGTGGGTTTGTAATTCATTATCTGGCTAATAACAGAAGCAAGATCAGTTCGTATGGTTACGTTATCTTTGACGAATGCCATGTTGAGGATGCAAACGCGATGGCATTAAGGTGCTTACTAGACTCTGTCGCATTTGACGGGAAAGTAATCAAAGTCTCAGCAACTCCACCTGGCAGAGAAGTTGAATTCACAACGCAGTATCCAGTCGAATTACGCACAGAGGATAAACTCTCATTTGAACAATTTGTGCAAAATCTTGGTAGTTGTTCAAATTCTGATATAACAACGAAAGGAGACAACATATTGGTTTACGTGGCAAGTTACAATGACGTAGACACACTTGCACGAATGTTAGTGGACAAGCATTATCTTGTGACAAAAATTGATGGGAGAACGATGAAAAATGGACTCACTGGAATACAAACACATGGAACTGCCAAGAGAAAACATTTTATTGTGGCAACAAACATTATTGAAAATGGAGTTACGCTTGATATAGAATGCGTTGTGGATTTCGGTGTGAAAGTAGTCCCAGAGCTAGAAATTGACCAAAGGAGAGTCATATATAAGAAAGTGCCGGTTAGCTATGGAGAGCGAATTCAGAGACTTGGAAGAGTTGGAAGGCATAAGGCTGGAACTGCACTGCGGATAGGTCAAACAATAAGGGAAGTGATTCCTTTAAACACAATTGTTGCAACAGAGGCAGCATTTCTGAGTTTCGTCTATGGCTTGCCAGTTATGACAGCCCAAGTCTCAACAGCGATATTGGGTCACTGTACAGTGCAACAAGCTAGGACAATGAAACAATTCGAGTTACCCACACATTTTATGGTCGACTTAGTGTGTTATGATGGAACCATGCATCCTTTGATACACAATGTGCTGAAACAATATAAATTGCGGGAGAGCGAAATAACTCTTAATAAGCGTGCAATTCCACATTCAGTAGTTACAAGTTGGCACAAAGTGAGGGATTATGACAATGATGCCCAACTTGTAAATATGGCACCAAATGATAAAATACCATTTCTTTGCAAGGACATTCCTGGTGCTGCTTATGAGAAGATTTGGAAAGTAGTGGTTGAGCATAAAAGCGACGCTGGTTTCAAGAATTTGACATCAGTGAATGCAGCAAAAATTGCATACAAGCTGAAGACAGATCCGCAATCAATACCACGCACAATTCGTGTTATAGATGAACTCATAAAGATGGAGATGGAGAAGAAAGCACATCTTGACACAGTCTCAAGCTTCACATGCTCATCATCAAACATGTCGTTGCACTCGATTGGACTTCTAATTCAGAGTCGATATGTGCATGACCACACAGCAGCCAATATTAGCACGCTACAGGCAGCAAAAGCGCAGCTAAAAAGTTTTCCTGTGAGCACTTTCTTTGAAGGAGTTCAAAACGATTTCACTGATCGAGTTTTCGTGGATGCTATTGAGCACAATGGAGCATTAGAAACCGTGTTACATCAAAGTCAGGACGATATTCTTCGAACTCTTGATATCAGAGGTAAATGGAAAGGCTCCGTCTTAGCGCGAGACATACTTATCACAGCTGGAGTAGCAGCAGGAGCTACATGGATGCTGTATGAATATTTCACGACGAAGCTAGAGAGTGTGACACATCAAGGAAAGAACAAGCGGCAAAACCAGAAACTGCGTTTTCGAGAAGCAGCTGATAGGAAAATTGGACATGTCGTTTTCGATGACGATTCTGGAACAATTGAACACTACTTTGGCACTGCATATGCAAAGAAGGGGAAATCAAAAGGAAAAACTGTTGGAATGGGCAAGAAAACGCGACGGTTTGTGAATATGTATGGATTTGACCCAGCAGAGTATCAATTGATTCGATTCATTGACCCATTGACTGGTGAAATTCTAGATGAGAGCCCACATGTTGATATAATGTTAGTGAAGGATCATTTTGACACGATACGCATGGAGAAAATAGCGGACGATGAGATTGAACCACAAAAAGTGTACAAAAACTCTGGTATCCAGGCATATTTGATTAAGGACAAGGTTTCACCAGTATTAAAGATCGATCTTACTGAACATTTACCATTGGCTGTTTGCAATAACTTTGAAACAATAGCAGGATTCCCAGAGAGAGAAAGGGAACTACGCCAAACAGGACAAGCAGTAAAGGTTTCATACACTGACGTACCGCAGAAATCAACTGTTATTCATGAAGGTGATTCACTAGTGAAAGGGTTATTTGATCATAATAACATTTCAAAAGCAGTTTGTAAAATAACCAACGCATCTGAAGGTTTTAGCACAACGTTGTATGGTATTGGCTTTGGTGCTTTGATCATAGCGAACAGACATCTTTTCAAAAGAACAGGTGGGGAACTATTCGTACGCACCACACATGGCGAATTTACTTGTCCAGATGTTGGAAAACTGAAGATACACCCAATTGAAAACAGGGATATGGTCATAATTCAAATGCCAAAAGATTTCCCACCATTTGCAACAAAGCTCGAATTTAGAGCACCACGTGCGAGTGACAAAGTGAAGATCGTTGGAACAAACTTCCAAGAGAAGTACATCAGCAGTCTTGTATCAGGAGTGAGCGCAATTTATCCGGTCGCCAATTCTGATTTTTGGAAGCATTGGATCAAAACAGATTTTGGGCACTGTGGATTGCCCGTTGTTAGTGAAATTGATGGTTTCATAGTTGGGATTCATAGTTTGGCAAGCACCCAACAGAATCACAATTATTTCACGGGGATGATCGAGCACATGAATGATCTACTTACGACAGCAGAACAGCTTGAATACACAAAATTGTGGAAATACAACCCGCGTGAAATCTCTTGGGGGACACTAGATCTGCAAAACAGCACACCATCAGAACCATTTGTGCTTAGTAAATTGCTGATGGATTTGGAACAAACACCGGTCGTCGAACAGAGTTTGCAAACATGGATGTACTCATCACTCGAAGCAAATTTGAAGGCAGTTGGACGAAGCCAAGCACAGCTTGTAACAAAACACGTGGTTAAGGGCGAATGTGTTCTCTTTCAACAGTATCTTGCAACCCACCCTGAAGCACAAACTTTCTTCAAACCATTCATGGGACATTACGGAAAGAGTCGTCTTAATAAAGAAGCATATATTAAAGACATCAAGAAATACGCACAACCTATCACCATTGGTATGGTTGATACAAGTGTTTTTGAGTGTGCTGTGATGAATGTTAAGACGATGCTTTCAAACCTCGATTTTGGGCAATTCGAATACATAACAGATAGTGAGGTGATTTTTAAATCTCTGAACATGAAGGCAGCAGTTGGGGCAATGTACTCTGGGAAGAAGAAAGAATACTTTGAAGGAAAGACGGCAAGTGAATTGGATGAGTTTCTAAAGGAAAGTTGCAAAAGACTTTATACCGGCAAGAAAGGGGTTTGGAACGGATCAATAAAAGCTGAGTTGAGGCCAATTGAAAAAGTTCACGCGAATAAGACAAGAACATTCACTGCAGCCCCGATTGACACGCTACTTGGTGCAAAAACTTGTGTTGATGATTTCAACAATTTCTTCTATATGCAACATACAAAAGGCCCATGGAGTGTTGGAATGACGAAGTTTTCTCAAGGCTGGGATAAAATGTTGAGGAAGATACCTGATGGGTGGATCATCTGTGATGCGGATGGGAGTAGGTTCGATAGCTCACTCACTCCCTATTTGATCAATGCTGTTGCACACATACGGCAGTATTTTAATGAAGATTGGGACATAGGGGATCAAATGCTACGTAATTTGTACACAGAAATTGTGTACACACCAATCTTAACAGCTGATGGAACCATAGTGAAGAAGTACAGAGGAAACAACAGTGGTCAACCCTCCACAGTGGTCGACAACACTCTTATGGTTTTATTGGCCGTACAATATGCGATGCTGAAGAATGGAATCAATGATGTTGAGCAGAAGGAGTGTGTCTATTTTGCAAATGGGGATGATCTAGTGATAGCAATACCTCCAGAGCGAGAACATGTACTCAACACAATGGCAGAATTCTTTGCAGAACTTGGACTTTCATATGATTTTGGCAATAGGCATAAGCGCAAGGAGGATATCTGGTTTATGTCACACAAGGCAATCACGAGGGAAGGCATATTCATCCCAAAGCTTGAAGAGGAGCGAATCGTCGCAATACTTGAATGGAGCAGAACAGAGAATTATGAACATAGGCTCGAAGCCATTTGCGCAGCAATGATTGAAGCATGGGGTTATGATGAGCTATTAAAGCAAATACGTTTGTTTTATAGCTGGGTTTTGGAGCAAGAACCATACAAGACTCTGGCGTCTGAGGGACGTGCACCATATATTTCTGAATACGCTCTTCGAAGACTGTATTTAGGGAATGATGATAACGATGCAGAGCTATACAACAGGTATCTAAGAGCACTTATTGACAATTACACTCATGATGATTCTGATGTTGTTATTCACCAAGCAAGCAAAGAACAAATACTTGATGCTGGACAGTTTTCAGGCAAACAGCCACAATCACAAGGCCAAACAAACAGTTCTGAAGGGTCAGGGAGAGATGTAAATGTTGGAACAAAAGGAACATTCAGTATTCCCCGTATCAAAACACCAATGAGCAAATTGACGTTGCCAAAACTTAAAGGGAAAGTTTTAGTGAATCTAGAACATCTGGTTGAATATGAACCTGACCAAACTGATATTTCAAATAAACGAGCTTCTCAGGAACAACTTGGCCAATGGGTGGAAGCAGTTAAAACTTCATACGATGTTGATGATGAACAGCTTAAAATCATTTTGAATGGACTCATGGTTTGGTGTATTGAGAACGGAACCTCTCCAAACATTAACGGATTTTGGTATATGATTGAGGATGGGGAACAAATAAAATTTCCGTTAAAACCAATTGTTGAGAATGCAAAACCTACACTTCGGCAGATCATGGCACACTTCAGTGATTTGGCTGAGGCATACATTGAAAAGCGCAATGCGAAGAAAGCATATGTGCCAGGCTACGGACTAAAGCGGAATCTCAATGATTACTCACTAGCACGTTATGCTTTTGATTTCTATGAGATCACATCAAAGACTCCAGTACGCGCACGTGAGGCACACATGCAGATGAAAGCAGCAGCTCTGCGGAACACTAGAACTCGTCTTTTTGGTCTGGATGGCTCTGTTGGGAATAATGATGAAAACACAGAGAGACACACGAGCGATGATGTGAACAGAGACATGCACTCTCTCCTTGGGGTGCGTAACATCTAGATATTTATATAAGTAAAAGGTTGGTAAACTTATATAAGTATTGCATAGTATTAGCGTGGCTTGGCCACCTTAAATAAATACTATGTTCACTCTACTGGTGGTTCAGTGTGGCTATGCCATCGAAAACTTCCAATAGAGGGGGG